TACTCCGTTTGGATTTTGCGGGCTTAACACACCATGTTCATAAGTTTTCACATGGTGCCTTCCGTTGTTTGTATTTCCTCTTGGTTCTAACTGCTGCGCTGTTATAAGGTTGTGTAACACGCCCCATTCTGCCGCCGTCATAAGATGCCACCCTGCGCCCTTGTTATAACAAACTTCAACCGCGCGATCGAATGTAATGCAATTTGCCGGATCCTGATTTGGCAAGCTGTACGCTCTGTTATTCTTAACCACATTTATATATTTCGATACATAAATGTACGGCACCACTTTATCATTGATAATAAATGCAGGGTGCGGTGTGTGTGCTGTTCCGATCCCTAACTCGTCCAAATAAACTAAAGGCACCTTTACCATTACTGAAGGTACGCCCAAATCGTCTAAAATAATCTCTGTGTTTGCTGCTGCGCCTCTTAAATCTTCATAATTACTCATTGATATATACCTCCTCGATGCTCCATAATGTTAATGTGCATTTTGAAATGTCAAAATCTTTCTGTACTTTTCCCATTGTTGGCTTTCCCTCCGTGTCCGGTTCGCCCTCAATATATTCATACTCTTTTGCCGGAATTTCCACCTGCGCTACATAGTTTTCGCCTAATCCAAAAACTAAATTTCCGTCTGCATCTGCGCAAATATCCTTTGTTACTATATCGTCTGTCTGCAATCTCTGTAACTTCATAGCGATTGCATCGCCGATCCATAATGTGTTACCGTCTAACTCGTAACCAATCTTTTTTCCGGCGTTCTTTTCAACTACCTTGATTGTTGCTTTTGCCATTACATTTTACCTCCTAAAATGAAATATTTTATTGTTACCGGTTCCTTCGGGCAATCCTCAACCTCGATTTTGAAACCGTTTAACTGCTTATCCTTAATCCGGATCGCTCTGCCCTGCTGCAAATCATCACAATACGCCAATACAACATAATCTAATGTGTTGCGCTTGTCTTTTATCGCAACGGTTACTTTTTCCGTATTAAATGGGTATGTTTCATTACTCTTTACCTCTACGGATCCAACCTCAAAATATGTGTTTTCAAGTTCCCGCTGATGCTGCAATAACTGAATAATAGCCATGTTCGCAATGATCATAGCCTCGTTTATGCCGTTATCCATGTGGTTCATGTTCTGCTGATTAAAACTTGTGCCTGCCTCTATTACTTCCCCGACTACCGGCGTTAATGTGATCGTTCCGTCTGTATTTTCTGTAACCGCGTATGTGTTACTTTTTTCAGTACGGCGATTTTTCCACAAAATCAAATCATACATTCTTCTTTATCCTCCTATTCTCGTTTTATTGTGATCTTGATGCCTATTGTTGCGGTTGCTAATGTGTCCTTTGGTGTATTGTAATCTTTACTTTCCAACAATTCGCCGTTTACATCGTACAATTTGGCGTTTGTGATCTTGCCTTGCATATCATCATCAATATACAGATAAAAAGTAATGCTATCGCCTTTTCTAATAACCTTGCCAATGGTTCCTTCTTTCACTACGCCGTTAATGGTGTATGTTGCGCGTTTTACAATGCTTTCTGTATAATCCATAAGTCGATCCTTCAGCATTTTAAACCTCCTCTCTTGCGTAATCTGTGCCGCATACTTTTAATTGTGTTACTGCTGCCGCTGCATCTTCCTGCACCACTACCGCACTTTCTGCCATTTCAAACGGCGGATCTTCTCCAATAACTGCCCCGCTTTCGCTACACGCCCTTACCGGCGTTGTAAAGCTGTCTTTTGCCGTTTCTATATCAATAACGCTTTCCTGCGTTTCTAATGGTGCCTGCATCGCCAAACAGCACTCTAAACCGCATACAAAAGCCCCTGCGCTTTCGTAATTGTTTGTATAAGAAAAACCGGCTACACTCTGCGTATAGTCGGTTTTTTCTATCTGTGTTATGTTGTTATCAAAATTGCAATGTTCTGTTTCCGCTGCTGCCGGTTCAAATGCCATAAAGATCAAATCTTCCAATTTGTATTTTATGGTTGTTTCTCTTTGAAGGGCAAATTCAAAATAAATATTCATCGGCAGGATCTCGTCAATGATATTATTTAATGTTTCCAAACTGCCCGCATCTGTATTTATGGTTACAATCATTTCCATGTTGGAAAAATCGTTTAATAACTCTATTCCTTCTGAATAGTTTGATAGCATCGCCGTTAATTCTGATAAACTCATTTTCCGGCGGTTCATCATAGAAAGTATATATGCTTTTCTATCCTCTAAGCTCTGTGATGCTTTCGGCGTAATCTTAAAAACTTTTTCAAACCGCTTTACTCCGGTTTCGTCTGCCGTATATACAAACATATTTCGTATTACTTGCGTTGTAACCGCCTTTAGTTTCTCAAACTCTAGATCTTCGGCTCTTGCTATCTGCTGTATCTCTTTTATTTGCCTTATAACCGGAGGATAGTGATTTATAATTACTTCCTGCATACAATCACGCCCCTAACCGGTATTGCGTTCGGATCTAATAGCAGGTTTTCTTCTTTGCCGTTTAATGCTGTGTTTTGCACATCGACAACGCCCTCCACGCTTGCGATCGCCGCGTTTACCCTTAATATTCTTACCGTTAAATATGTTTCATTTTCCCATGCTTTGGCAAGTTCTAAAAAATATTCGTCTATTTTTTCTTGTATGCTCGGTAACATATCCTCCCATGTATAGCCGGTATCTATTGTTATATCTGCCTCAATCCTTACAATTTCCTCTGTGCATGGGTATAAATCTACAATGTGGAAAATAACCGCCTCTCCCTCTCCCTCGCCTTGTTTTCCTATCGGATCTATGATTTCCTGCGCATCTTCTACAAGTGATTTACTCGGCACTTTGTAAAGGTTATTGAGGAAATATATTTTTATGTGCTTTTCTTCTTTAGTTACTCTGTAAATCTTGCACGCTCCAACGCCCTCTATTTCGTGCATTGCTTTTTTATACTGCGCCCGATTTCCACCAAATGCCTGCGTTTCTCCCACAATGGAATGATAGCGGGCGCGAAAAGCCTCCGTTTCTTCATCATCGCGGGCGGGTGTTAAAAGTTCTATCAATTCTGCGTTGTCGAAACCGTCTATATACTCTATCGGCGTTAAATCATTTTGTTTCTGATTTCCTACTGTCCCCGCCTGCTCGCACATGAGTTTATATGTTAGGCTCTCTATTTTTTCGGTGCAAATATATGTTAATTCCCCTGCTGAAAATCTCGCGTTTAATGGTATCTCGATGTTACATACCGCTTTCCAAATTGCTTTAGATGCTGCAAGTGGCGTTATACCTCTTTCTTTGGCGCGTAAAATTAAATGTTCTCTGTCGGCGGTTGTTGAGTTTCCATTTTGATCTACTAATGCAATGCCAATATATGCCTGCTCAAACTCTGCGGCTGCGCCTCGGAATGAATGATCTATAAGGGTTCCTTCTTCGGTGTTTACATCGCTATCCACCGTTTCCACAAGATCAATCATTATATTGTTTTGTGTTTTATCTTCAAATAACATATTTTCGCCTCCTTACGCCGCGTGTGCTATTTTCTCGTTATCAAATTGTATTGTGCCGTAAATCGTGTTTGCGGTAAAACTGATTGTTAATTGATCGTTTTCCATTCCTACCGAAAAATCGGTTATACTTTCTATATTCTCATTAACAAGCAGGCAATCTTCCGTCATGCGCTGCGCCTCTGCATTTATATATTCCTCGGAATATCCCCTGCCTATTAGTTCCTCAAATTCATTGCCATAATCCCATGAATAAATATAATAGCGGTATCGTGCTGTTTGTAATACCAACCATATCCAAACTTTTATAGCCTCTGCCCCCTCAACGATCCTGCCGGTTAGCTGTCCGGTTTTAAAATCTATCTCGTATTCTTTCGGGATCTTGCTTTCCTCTATCTGCTCTGTTTCTGTTTCGCTTTCTATGTATGTCGGAAATAAACCCATAATTACACCAACCTTTCCAAAATAATATATAGTTCATCGCTTACCCGATAAATCGCTACTTTGTCGCCTGCTTTTAAAGCTCCAACAAATGTATTTTTATCTTTCTTGGAGGGTGTTTCATTATCTACCGCGCAATGATAGCCGGTTTTTAAATGCTCTGCGATTAACAGATCATCGCCCGATAATACCAATTTGCCTATTTTGCAGCTTGATCTGCTTGTCATAATGCCGATTTGGATCGGCGCGGTGTTATCTTTTCTTCCCTGCTCTCGCATCGTGTTTAAAATTTCCTCGTATGGGTTCATGTTCCGCGCCTCCTATTCGTCTGTGTATTCCTTGCTATCCATGATGTTTTTAAAATTTAATTCCAAATTCATTATATGGGTGCCGTTTTCCCATGTGTGCGTATCGCTGTCAATCCAAAATACGCCGTTTAATCCGGTTGCTTTATCGTAAACCTCTACGCCATTACCCGCGATGCAGGCTAAATCGCCATTTATTCCGTCAAGCGTTACCTTCTTTTCTACGCCCTGCAGCATATTTTTAGCCGCTGTGTCTGCGTTTATCCCTTTTTCTTTTTTGTATATCTGCTGATATATTCCGTATTTGTTTACCCACTTATCTTTTTTTACTTCTCCGATCTGTTTTCCTGCATCATCGTAAATTTTTACGATGTTTACCATGTTATCTATTGTTTCCTCGTACCGCGTGTTTGTTATGTTGTATTCCTCTGCAAGTACAAAATTACTAACTACGGTTCCTTTTACCTTTACTGTTAATTTGGTGCCATTCATACGGCAAATATACTTTTTACCGGTTTGCTTTGCAGCTTTTGTATATGCCTGCATGATAATATCGTAAATACTGCTACCGTCAATAATCATTTTCTTAATAGGCGCGTTGGTTGCTACAATGGTTCCGGTGTCTATTTCAAAATCTGCGCATACCTTTTTTGTGATCTTCTCTGCTGTTGTATCTGCAAAATTATATACGTCTGTGCTTTTCAGTAAATGATTTAATAAATCGGTGCAATAATATGTAACGGTTCCGGTTTCGCTTGTGCTTTCTTTTGTTATTACTTCCCCAACAAATATTACCTTGCCGCCCTCATATAGTTTTATTGTGTGTCCTGCTGCAATGGCTAGTTTTAAATTCTTTACATTTTTATCATTGGGCGCATTTATAACCGCTATTTCTGCGGTGCGTGCTGCCTGTGATACAGAACCGCCCCAACTTACGCTTGATACCGCCTGCGTAATATCTGTTGTATATACATACCCGCTTTTATGTCTGATCCATTTTATTTTCATACGCTGATTACCAACCTTTGCCCCGGATAAATCAAGTTTGGATTGCTGCCGATCACGCCTTTGTTTTGGTTATAAATCGCCCGCCAATTTGCGCTGCTGCCGGTTAAATTCTTTGCGATCTTACTCAAATTATCCCCTTTTACTACGGTGTATGTTGTGCTTTCCACCGCTTTAGATGCTCTCTGTGTGGTTGCTGGTACTATCTTTTTTGTAACGGTTTCTTTTTTCTTTGAGGTCTTAACCTTTACTTTTCTGTATTCCTTAAATTCCAATGTGAAATTTATGTCTTTTGTGCCGTCATTTTCGCCCCATACAAAACTTTCTATCGTACATTCCATATTGATCGGCGTTCCGGTTATGGTTAGCCGTAAAACACCTTTATTTTTCATTTTCTCAATGATTTTTACGCTTTCTTTTGGCGTTGGGAATGTTGTATATTGGCAAAAATAATATTGCTGTTCCGGAAAAAAAGAGGAAAAGGAAACATTTTTTAATTTCCTTTTCCCGATTAAATTTATTTCCCCTAAAGCATTTACATTAACCTGCGTGTTATTGCTTTCGCTTGTCAATTCATATTCCGGCGGCAAAACCGCAAATCTGAATTGTGTTTTATCCTGCTTTAACCATATTTCCAATTATGCCGCCTCCTCTTATGCTGTGTTAAATGCTACTTTCTTTAATTTAAGTGCTAACGCCTCTGCTATTCTGTCTATATCTTCATCGCTGCGCACTTCTATTTTGTCTGCCAACTTCTGAATATTGATTGATATAGATCCGGATCCGCTTTGTGCTGCGCCCTCTTTTCTTGCCATTTCTACGCTTTTATCATGCGGGTACACTCTTGTACCTTTTGGCAAGTCCACAATTTCGCCTCCGCGATCATGGATCATAGCGGCACCGCCCTGCCAATTATCCGTACCTTTATAAAGCATCGGGATCGTTGGTATATTAATCGAAAATGATTGACCGCCTAAAACCGGCACCCAATCTGGTATTGTTAAACCTAAATTGTTGATGCCGGAAATTGCGCCGTTTATGATGCCTATAACTGCATTGATCGGCGTTTTGCATAACGCTACCAAACTATCAAATACGCCTTTAAAAATGCTCTTTATGCCTTCCCATGCTTTCGACCAATTACCGGTAAAAACTCCCGAAATAAAGGTTGTAATGCCGTCAAAAACGGTTAATAATCCGCTTATGATTGCGGTTATATTCTGAACCGCTGCGGAAATTGCGCCTTTAACCGCCGAAAACGCAACTTTTACAACCGGTACGATAATATTCATAGCTTTTTTAATTGCGCCGGAAATAAAGCCAAATACCGCGCTTACCACCGCTTTAAATGCTGTCAATACCGCGCTTGCTGCGCTACAAGTGCTGCTGATCTTCTTTCCGAAAATACCTGCTACGATGCTTGCGGCACCTTTTACCACTTTTCCGATTGCCCCAAAAACTGTACTAAATATCGTTTTTAGATTGTTTATAATGCTGCCTACACGCGTTTTTATGTTGTTTATGTTTGTGCTAAATTTGTTCATATCAACGCCGCATTTGGTTAGCACTTTCTTTATTGCGTTTCCTACTGATGTAAAAATTGTTTTTACAATGTTTAAACTCTTGAATGTGTTTATTGCGCCCTTAACTGTGTTTCCTATAAGGGTAAATGGTGCTTTTATCACATTTACCAAACCGGATAATGCGCCGCTTGCTATGGTTTTTAATCCATTCAGCGCGCCCTTCCAATCTCCGGTAAATACACCTTTTATAAACTGTCCTACGCCTTTGAAAATACTTTTAATATTTTCTATTACCGGCTTTATTGCTGTTACAAAACCGTCTATATAACCTTTTGCGGCTCCTATTGCAATATCCCACGCGCTCGCCACTACATCAAACGCGCCCGCAATTTTATTTACTGTTTCTTGTGGCAGGAATGTGGATAATGCGCCGGTTACAAAATTCTTGATTGCGTTAATTTTGCTTTTAAATATGTTTCCTACTGCATCTATCGCCCCGCCTGCGGCTGTTTTAAAGCCGCTTAATGCTGTTTCTGCATCGCCGGTAAACACTCCTTTAAATAGTGTTCCTACGCCCTCGAATACTGTTTTAAAATTGCTGAATACTGTTTTTGCATCTTGTATCAAGCCGCCAAACGCTGCCTTTATACCCTCTACAACCGCTTTTATTACCGGTAATGCCTTGTCAAAAGCTGCCGTTAATCCGTCTGCAATATCCGGCGGGAAAATGTTTTTAAGGCTGTTTCTAAAGCCTTGCGCCGCACTATTCCAATTACCCGCAAACGCCCCTCCGAAAAAGTCTAACAACGCCTCAAACGCCTTTAAACCGGTGTCTACTGCTGTTACTATTCCGTCAAACGCTGTTACGGCACCTGCTACGATAGCCTCTAAACCGCCGCTTATCTCTCCCGCTGCCTCTGATACGCCCGCGCCAAATTCATTTTTAAAAATACCGACTATACTCTTGCAAAAGCCGCCTATTTTTCCTGCTATGCTGCCTATTGTGTTTCCTATTGATGAAAACTTATTTTTAAAGCCTTCAACCGTAAAACCTGCTTTTTCAAAAGCGTTTTTAAACCATGCACCAACATTAGAAAGAAATACTTTTACTTTATCCCAGTTCTTAATAATTAAAACCGCTGCTACTGCGATTGCAGCCAATACGCCGATCACTATTCCTGCAGGGCTTGTAATAAGTCCAACTATTCCCCCGAAATTAGCGATTGTTTTTGTAATTACTCCGAATGTTCTTTGTACTGTTCCTACTGCTGTAACCACTTTCCCAAACATCATAATAATAGGCGGTATTACTGCCGCAATCCCCGCCCATTTCATAATATTATTTACTTGTGCATCACTTAAATTATTTATATAATCTGCTGCCGTCTGTACCCATGAAACCACCGTTTTTATATACGGCAACAATTTATCGCCTATTGTTATTGCTATGCCCTCTAGGGCTGATTTTAAAAGCGTTAATTGCCCTTTTAGGTTGTCAAGCATCTTTGCAGCCATTTCCTCCGCGCTGCCGCTTGAACCGTTTATTGCTGCTGTCAGCTTGTCGAAATCTTCCGCGCTTGCATTTACAATAGTTAAAAGCCCTGCCATGCTCTCTTTTCCTGCTATTGTTGTTGCGGCTGCTGCCTTTTCTGTTTCTGATAATCCTGCAAACGATGATCTAAGATTTTGCATCACTTCCGCAAAACTTTTCATGTTTCCGCTACTATCTGTTAGGCTTATACCTAATTTCTGCATCATAGCCGCCTGCGCATCTGTTGGTTTTGCCAAATTCGCTATTGTGTTCTTTAATGTGGTTCCTGCCATACTTCCTTTTATTCCGGCATTTCCCATAATTCCTATTGCTACGGAAATATCCTCAATGCTATATCCCATTGCACCCGCTGTTGATGCGCAATATTTAAAGGTTTCGCCCATTAAAGCAACATTTGTATTTGCATTTGATGATGTAGCCGCCATAACATCGGCAAAACGCCCGCTTTCTTTTGCAGCCATTCCAAACGCTGTTAATCCGTCTGTTACAATGTCCGATGTTGCCGCTAAATCTTCTCCTGATGCTGCCGCAAGGTTCATAATTCCCGCTATTCCCTCTGTCATATCTGCGGTTTTCCAACCCGCCATAGCCATGTATTTCATAGCCTCCGCGCTTTCACTTGCTGAAAATGCTGTGGTGGCTCCCATTTCTTTAGCTTTGTTTGTCAATATTTTCATATCTTCGGAGGTTGCGCCCGAAATTGCCCCAACCTCCGACATTGCCGCCTCAAAATCTGCGGCGGTTTTAACTGCTGCTGTTGCAACGCCCGCAATAGGAAGGGTAATGGCTGTTGTGAGGGTGGATCCAACGCTAGAAATAGTTTTTCCCGCGTTTTGGATCTGCTTACCGGCTTTTATTGCCTCGTTTCCCATTTTCTGCATACTCTTAATAACTTCTTTTGAAGGTTTTGTGAAACCGTCAATAAATTTTATTGCCGTACTTATTACCCTGCCCATTACGATGCACCTCCCAACATTTTTAAGATTTGTTCGTTTAATTCGTCTTTATCTTCCATTTCCTGCCGCATATATGCCCTTGCTATCCGCTTTTGACCTTCCGGCAGGCTCATGTACTCAAAAGGTTTCCAATTTTTAA